AGCATCACCCGAACGGAAATGGATTCTTTACTTTAGTGAGAAAATAAAATGTATGACATATTAAAAGAATCTGAAATCAAAGATTATAGATTAACTTTTAGAAAAAATCAAAAATTAGATAGATTCGAACTAGTTATCAAGCATATGCATGCCGGCGGACATTTTTCTGTACATAATAAAGTTCAATTATTAGACGGACATGGAAAATTCTTAGACATGGTTGATATTTCTAATATTGATATAGATCAGATTTTTTCTAATATAGAAAAATACGGCACTACCGAAGGGCTGTATATTGTAAAAGCCAATAAAGACCAGATTGTAAATTTTTCTCCTAGGCGTAAAGGTATAACACCCGAAGATGTTCGACATAAAAAAACTTTGCAAGAATCGTCTTTTACTGCTACCGGAGAAAAATTAAATCATCATTGGCCGATTTTTAAAAAGTATAAAGAAACAGGATACGGAAGCATTATTCGTGCGACCATGACTAATCATCAAGTCTGCATGAGCCATTGTCAATATTGTTCGACTATTGCTAGAAATAAAAAAGATTCGATTACCTTAGATGAAGCGAAAGAATTTGTTACAAAACTATATGACGATCAAGCTGAATATAACAAAAAGTATTTTTCAGAGTATAACGATCTTTACAATCAGTTAACTGGATCAGATATTAGACTTAAAGGATTGATTCTTAGTGGGGGCGGACAACCCAACCTATGGCCTCATTTTGAGGAATTTGTTGAATGGCTATCAGGTAAAGATATTAGTTTAGGTTTAATTACTAATGGGTTTCCAAAAAAAGTTTCAGAGGACATTTATAAGCATTTTGATTGGATTAGGATTTCCATCACTCCGGAAGATGCTAGCCCGTTCTATCCTAATCAAAAATTTAACTTGCAATACATTCCTGCAACAGTTAAAAACAATCCAAATATTACATTGGGATTGAGTTATGTATATGGACCGTGGACTAACAACGATATTATAGGAAGAATCCAATCTGCAGCCGACGACTGGGGTGTGGAATATGTTAGATTTTTAACAGATTGCAATCTCACAAGAGAAGTACAATTAACTGCACACCAAGCACTAGCGACTAGACTTTTTGAATTAGGTATTATCGAAGAAGACGGCACTCCTACGGGTAAGATATTTCATCAATTAAAATATCACGGTACTAAAGAAGAAGCAGACGAATTATGGAACGACGGACAATGTTTTTTACAGACGTTTAATGTTTTTTGGGATACTACTGGACATGAAGATAATGGGCATTCTTTCTGTTATCCATGTGACTCTGTAACAGTATTAGCAGAAGCACCGGATGACGGAGGAAGTTTTTCTGAAAGAAAATTCAATAGCAGTGTTTGGGGTACTGTTCCTAATAACGAAGTTGAAAAATTATATACAGAAAAAGTTCATCCTTTTTTTGATCCTAGAAAAGAGTGCAAAGCGTGTTTGTTTATGAAAAATAATCAAACAGCTAAATCATTAATAGATCGCAATGATTATAATTTAATCGATCTCAATAACAATATTAAACATATCAATTTTCCATGAAAATCGTACTTACCGGACATAAAGGTTTTATAGGTAATCATTATTTCAATAAAATTAATAATGATCATATCGTTACTACTTTCGATCGTCGCTCTGGGCAAGATTTAAAAGATTCTAGTGTCACTAAGAATGCTCCCGACTGCGATATAGTTGTACACATGGCTGCTACTAATGGCACTAGACTATTTTACGAGATTCCTACAGAAGTTGCATTTAATAATACTATTCCTACATTCAATTTAATAGATAGGTATAAAGGTTCGAGTACAAAATTTGTTTTTACAAGTACCTGTGAGATATTCAATGGAGCAATAGATAAAGGTTTGCATCCTGTTCCTACCGACGAAACAGTTCCTGTAATGTTCGAAGATATTACAAATCCTAGATGGAGTTATAGTATTCCTAAGGCTCTAGGAGAAAATCTAGTCGCCAATTCCGGATTAGAATGGTTAATAATTAGATATTTTAATATCTATGGACCGGGTCAAGTAGATCACTTTATTTCAGAATTTGTTGAAAGAGTTGTTGCTGGAGAATATTATATCAAAGGCAACGACACTCGTAGTTTTTGTTTTATAGACGATGCTGTTGAAATCACACACCGACTAGTTATGAATAATAAAAATTGTATTGTGAATGTAGGTAGACAGGAAGAATCAGAAATAGCAGAAGTTGCTAGAATTATTTTAGATGTTATGGGAATCGATCCTAAAAAATTGGAAATACTACCTGGAGCTAAGGGCAGTGCTAAACGACGATGTCCTGATACCTCTCGAATGAAGGAATTGACAGGATTTACAGAATACACATCTCTAAGAGATGGTCTTAAAAAAACGGTAGAGAGTTTATTATGAAAATAGGAATCATTGGTTGGGGTGCAGTTGGTAGCGCCGTAGGAGAAGGATTCAAGATGCTGGGACACAATGTCAGCAAGCACGATCCTAAATTTGGTACTGTCATTGACAATGTGCTAGATACAGAAATCGTTTTTATCTGTGTTCCTACTCCTAGCGGAGAAAACGGAGAATGTGATTTATCCATAGTGCATCAGACTATTGCTACATTAAAACATTTAGAGTATAATGGAGTTATCGCTTTAAAATCGACATCAGTTCCGGGAACAACCCAATCTTTTATCGACAAATATAACGATAAAGATATTTGCTTCGTTCCTGAATTTTTAAGAGAAAGATCTGCACTGGAAGATTTTGTTAGGAATCATGATGTATTGGCTGTCGGATGTCACACTGATCGTGCTTGGCACAGAGTCTGTGAAGCACATTCGTGGCTCCCTAAAAATACTGTAAGGATGACACCTACTGAGGCTGAAATTTTAAAATATTATTCTAATACCTTTAATGCACTTCGTGTGGTGTTTGCGAATGTTATGTATGAAGTTGCAGAGAAGTTAGATTCGGATTACGATAAAATTCTTTCTACATTCTTGTTAAGAAGAACGTCTAGTCCAGATTATTTAAACTGTGGACCAGATATGAGAGGATACGGTGGCATGTGTTTGCCAAAAGACACAAAGGCTATGGCGGATCTTTGCAAAAAATTAAATCTACCGTTTAATCTTTTTGATACGATAGATCACGATAATAGTCAGGTTAAAAAAACTGTTTTGCCTGGAATGCGATTTTAAACACTGGCGTCTTCCATGCCTGCTACTCGCAATTTAATGATATTGCTGAGATGCCATTGTTTTTGATCCAACGCTTTGATAATACCTAACCACTTGTTGCGTAGCAGAGCAAAGTCGTTGATAATTTTCTCAAAATCTACAACGTCTGCTTCACCTTCTACAAACTTTTCACAGTCTCTAGAACTTAATGCTCGTTGATAATTTTCGAGATACTTGCGGAAATGTTGGCTACGAAGTCGTCTCAACTCAATATTAAGATATTCTAATATAGCTTCGATTTCTTGGAGTTGGTTAAATCGAGTCTCTACTATACCAGGCATACTCGCGCTGGCTTTTTCAATGTTTCCCGCTATGCGAGCATCCTTTTTTGCTTCTAACAACTCAGCTTCGTAGTGTGCTACTGCATCAGGTATGTTGCTGATATCTTTAGAAACTCGATCATACCAATTCATTTAATCCTCGTCATCTTCGTTGTAGTCGTCATAGTCCTCTTCGATTTCTTCACCATCAATTGCATAATTAACAGCATCATCGAGGTAAGGATCTATACCTTGTAAACTCTCTAAAACACTATCTTTGATTCCATAATCAAGCAAAGTATTGACAAAATCTGATGCAACGTCTGCTCTATATTTTTCTGGGATGTGTTCTACGACTAGTGTCCAAATATCTGCGATTAAATCATCTTTCATTCTACGCTCTCCGTTTCAGGTTCAACTGTATTAGTTATCTCAGTTTCGGATTTTTCAACCACTTTACCAAAATCTTTCATTAATGTATCAAGACAACCAGATTCGTTGCGTTCCCACTCTTTGCGATAGAATTTAAGAATTTCTCCGTCAGATGTTGTGTAACTCAAACGATTTCCTTCTTTGACTAACATGCCTTTGCCTTCAGCAAGATCGACCAGACCGCTATAAGGATTCATACCTGTCTCATAGGGGATCTTAACCTGCACTGATTCAAACGGCTTAGCATAGCGTGTCTTCATGATCTTACAGGCAGCACGAATACCTTTGACTTCTGAGATCTTGTTGCCATCTTCGTCTTCTTTCAACTTCAACTTCTTCATAGCGACTACGATAGAACTTGCGTAGATAAAGCCTTGTCCGCCGGAAATCTTATCGTCAGGGTCAAACATATCCTGTGATGCATATGTGTGATTAGTTGCTACTAGACCAACATTATAACTGCCAAACATGTTAACACAGTTACGAACCAATGCTGTCAATGCCTTAGGCTTACGGCCCATGTCGCCTTTAAGATCGCCTGCTTCAAACTGATTAACATCTGTAGGAGTTAGCAACATACCGAGACTGTCTAACACAAACAATACTTTAGGACGCTCACCTTCTGCCATGCTCTTGTATTCTTTCATGAACTCAACGATAGTCTTAGCTACATCGTCAATCATAGCCATGTTAAGTTTAAGAAGTTTTTCTTCTGACACATCTACACCTAATGCTTCTAACCAAGCTTGGTCTAGTGCATTTTCCGAATCAATGAGGACGACGTAGATTCCTTGTTCTTGTGCGTGTTTAATCATATTGCCAGAACAAATATATGATTTACCTGCGCCCGATTCGCCGGCGAATACAGTTACTTTGCCTAGCGGAACACCTTTGTGGAAATCACCACTGATCAAATAATTTAAGGCATAATTGCCTGTTGATACCCAGTCAGTGGGATCATTAAAGCCAACACCTAAGCCTTCGATGCTTTTAGTGATGGACTTTCTAAATTTAGAAATATCAAATGCTTTTGCCATAGTTTTTCCCTGTAGTAAAGAGAGTGCGAGATTGCCTCGCACTCTTGTTTAGCTTTTATTGCGCCTTACGATTGCGAATCATGGCAAGGATGTCTTGCGCACGGCTCGCACTTTCAC